GGTGCTTCTTCTACAGGAGCCGCCTTAGGTACTGGTGGTTTAATTGCTTCAGCATACCGATCCTTTAGTGAAAATAAATTTACTAAAGTATCTGCATTTACTTTTGCTTTTCCTGGACTACGCATTGCATCGTATTCCAAGAGATTAATCATTGTATCTAAATTTTCTGATAATTTTTTATAATCAATGTCACGCATTGTTGTCCTCCATAAACTTGATATTTTTACCTAGCATTTCATATTCTACTAACTTAGTCCGTACATCCCCTAAAGCTAAAGCTGAGTTATAAATAAATTCTCTAGTCTTAGATTCATGTGGATCAGTTTTAAGCCAGTGCATAAAATATGTTACTAGTAGTTCTCCATATGCATCGTCAAAAAACTCTTGCCTTTCTCTAGAGGCAAACTCTGATTTAACAAGAGCTTCTTTTGCAATCATATCGGGATGAACTTTATTACCCAGACTCTTCTCGCCTGCCTTTCGGTATTTTTCCATTATTGTCCTTGATTCATAATCTGTTCTGTCATAGCTATAACTTCATTGAAGTCTGGATGAGGTGGAATTTCTGCTCCTTCCTTAACCGCTTTAATAGCCATATCAGCCCATTCTTGATAATGTCGGTCAATAGCAATAGCCATTTGTCTACTGTTATCATCCATCGTATTTTTAGCTTGTGCTTGAGTGTAGCCAACATTTGCTTGCTGTAGTTGTACATCTGCTTGTGCTTTAGCAAGTTCAAGTTGTTTAGCTTGTTCAGCTTCTTGAGCTTTCTTTTGCATTTCTTCAGCAGCTTTTTGTTTAAACTCATCAGTAGTATAATCTTGGAAGAAATCATTTGAGTCAAGACCCATAGCTTCTACCAAGTGATTAGCAACTACAGCAGCACTTTCAGGCTTGACTAGCATACCTGCGCCCTGCTGTTGTAAACCTGGAATTACTTCCATACCAACTGATTTAAGTTTTTGAATCTTATTAAGATTAGAGTTTTCACCGATATCTACAAAGATTTCACATTCAAGATGATAGGGTAAATCTGACGGATTAATATCTGCAAACTTACCTGCAACATTACAACTTACTCTTTGAGTCATACACTTACGCATCGTTTGATAAATACCAAGACATAGACGTTTAAATCCAGTCTCAGCAAATCTACGGGCAATCTGTTGAATACGCTTTTGTGAAGCCGACTGTACAGCCGCTAACTTCTGTTCTGAATTACCAGAAACATATAACGTATCGTTAAGACCTTGAGCAGCCTTAGACATACCTGTAGCTTGTTCTTTAATTATTTGTAAGTGTTGTAACAAAGGAACTGTACTTTGACTAATAGCCTCTGGGACCATAGCTGATACAGCAGCAGCAGGATTACCATTAGTAGGGATAATCTGCTTAGGCTTCATATTTTGAAGCGCACTAAAGTCTACTACATTTGGATCTGCAAGCTTTGGAGAATAGTTAGTTAAATAAGTATTCTCAACAAATCCCCGCAGAATTGCAGTAGAGGCTAGGGTGGACGAACGCGTAAAGTCAGCGATGGATAAGCCGTAAAACTCGAACGGAATATTGATGGGAGACAATGAAGCAAGCGGTATCATATCAACATCTTCTTCTAACAGGATATGAGTTCCTGCTAGAATAAATCGCTTCAGCTCAGCAATACCATCCCCGTCTCTATCGACTTTCATCCAACACTCGGTTACCGTAACTTCACGGTTCGCCTCAAGTGGTGTCACGTCATGAGAGGCAGAACCCTGCCAATACTCTTGACCTGTAACAAGCTTTCGAGCAGCAACATCTTCACTATAACGTGTGTTACCACTCCAATACTGATTAGTACCAATCTCATTCCAGTCATCTTCTGAAAGATTCTCAGACATTTCTGGCCACATCTTACGTACTTCACTTCGAGTAAACGAAGTTTGGATGCCTACAAATTCTGCATGATCAATAGCAGTAGCATCACGAGAAATACGAAAGTTTTCTGGTGGAATAAGATCTAACTTAACTTTTGATTTGTTTACCTTACGGCGTAGACGTACATCTACATAGACAAACTCTGTATTTCCTTCTAAGGAAATTTCATTTTCAAAATTAAGTTCACCAACAATTTCAATATTATCTTCAGACAATAATTCGTCTAATTTTGTTTGAGTAATTTTTTCATACTCTTCGAAAACATATTCATAGTCTTCGACATAATCCCAACGGATAATACCATTCTTCCAAAGCAATGCACATTTCATCCATGCTTCAAGAATTTCCCATCCACTGTTCTGCTTAAACAAACAATAGTTAACTAGTAAAGAAGCATCCTTGGCTGTTTTAAAAGCACCCGGAGTATCATTGTAAGGTACAAATCTAGCTAAACGTTGGTTGTTTAAAAATAAATCAGATAGAATAGCGGCATACGCTTCTACTGTCTCGGTAGTAGATGTATCTACAATACTAGATACACCTTGAGGTGCTAAGTGACCCGCTGAAACTCCAGCATATTCATATGTAGACTTGAGTCGTTCATATGTTAAATCTGAAGAGTTTAGCCAATCACCAATAGAATTTTGTACTCCTGATTCAATTAGATTAACTAACTGGTCATCAGTAACTTTTTGTTTATAACCATAATAAGAGGCCACTATTTATAACCTCCTTTAGTAGGCACTCTTCTTATTCCTGATCTACCTAAATCCTCTACAGTATAAGTACCTGGCTTTGGCATAGTTGGCTTTGGCGGAGGTTTTTGAGGATCAGCAGGTTTTGAAGTACCTAATGGTGTAATTTGTTTAAATCGAGACATACTATCTACCTATCTATCTATTTAAAGTTGTCCGGTTCTCTACCCCTGCCGGACGCAGGTGAGGACATAGTAGAAATCTTGTTACTCCGAATTATTCTTGGAGTTTTCTTGTTCTAGCCTCTTCAATTCTGCCTGGAATTCTTCATCAGACAGATCTTTGAGATCAATATTAGTTTGTGTAACTTGTTGAGAAGCTAGCTTTGGAGTTTCATACTGGGCAATTTTTTCAGCATACTGCCCTGCCAACTCAAAGTCTTCATCATGAATAGCTTTCTTCATGAGAAATTTAAGGACATCAAGACCTTTAATATCATCTCCGCCAATTTCTAGACCCGCTTTATCGAAGTCTTTCCAGAAGGCTTTCAGTCCTATAATACGCTCTTTATTCCTCTTACGTGCTTCAACAGACCTCCTTTGATATTCTTTAGCTTTGTTACTATCAGTAATCATCTTAAGGTTATCACCACCCGGATGATCTTTTAGTCTTTCTTTAGCCGCATCAATCTTGGCATTATCTACAGCCATATTGTAGAATCCTCCATATAACTATTGGTTTTATCTCGCCAAGAAACAGTATCAGACGTTAATCTATCACTATGGGTTCTTAATACTTCCATAGCAATTGCTATAGCCATAATGGTATCATCATGAGAACCCGATAGGGCTTCAGTCTTACCATTATCATTAGCAATATAATCTTTTAATTCTTGGATAATAATTTCTGATGGAACATCTATATCTAGATCTTCTACCAACCTTTTTAAATATCCTATAATCCTAGGCTTACTAGCAGCAGTAGTACGGAACCCTAATCGAGTAGTATCTTTAGTTCTCATAGATGCTACTTTAGTTTCATAATATAAATTAAGATAAGACATTTGCATTAGACGATCTAATGTTGTATTACCTATACTATTACTTTCTACAGCTAATAGAGCATTATTGTAGTATCTACCTAAATAAAATAAAATATCCCCAAATGTACCTGGGTCCATAATATTAGTTCGATACATAGCACATAGTTTACGCTCAGGATTAAATACAGTAGCTATAGAATAATCTTGATTAGTACCTAAAGATACATCAGCCCCTATAACATATTTAGCATCAAACGTAGGGGGTATCCATACTTGTAACTCCCCTTCCCTATTATCGTCCCAAGATCCAAATTCATCATTAAATCTTAAACGTTTACGGGGTGCTTTAGGAAGCATATCATTAACTATTTCAGTACTAAAGACATTAGATCCAGATACAATAAAGGCTTCATCAGGTTCTGCAGGATATTCTTGTTGGAATTTCCTAGCCCCCGATTCTTCAATCTTAAATCGTCTCCAGTATAATTGAGCATCATCTAAGTTATATTTCTCAATTAACTTCTTTTCTTCCTCAGTGTATTCTAGTTCACCGGGAGGAGTTAATCTATATTCTTCAGTAAGAAACCAAGGAACAAATACAGGGATATAACCATTCTTTCCTTCTACTGCTCCTTTCCAGAGCCTATAGAATTCCCCAGAAGCTCCGTTTGCAGTTGATTCAAGGATAACCTCTGTGTTATCAGCTTGGGATATCCCTTGGAATAAACCCGCAAGAATCTTTTCATCATGTTGCCAAAATGCAACTTCTGATAAGTGAGCAATTGTAGGCGTAGTTCCCCTACCTGCCTCGGGTGAGCCAGCAGTATATAATCTATAACCTGCATTGTTATGTTCAAACTGGATTTCTTTAGCATTCGACCTACTATAGGAAGGTCTAATATCATCATCCATATATTGAATAAGGTTCTTAGACATAGCAAACAAAGCATCCGAAGTAGGGCTATCGTGAGCCATAACGACTGATCTAGTGTAAGCATTATAATACGTTTTCCAAAATACTCTAGCAGCACAATAAGTAGAAATACCTTGTTGTCGAGCCTTAAGAATAATAGCTCTTACCTTTCCTGTATCCTTTAGTTGTTGCTCTAGTTGTTCATTAATAACCTTCTGAGCATCATTAAACTCAAAAGGTACAAATCCTTTAGAAGACTCTTTTGTAATAATCTTAATATGCTCTTTAGCAAAGTCTTCGAAATTATCTTTGTAATATTCTTGTTTCTCTCGTCTTTTCTTTTCTTTAAGTAATTCAAGTTTTTGTCTGTTGTTTAATTTGCGTTCACTCATTAATGCCCCCTTGGTAACTTCTTGATATTCTAGAAGTTTTTCCTTAACCATGCTTCTGGTAACTTATTGAAAAATAAAGAGTTTTAAAATATTGTGATTTTTATTTTGATGACCCTATTGGGATTTTTTGGGGACTCCTCTGTGTGTGTTTAAAAATGAATCCTACGTTCCTACTTCCCCCTACTTCTGTTTTGAACCCCCCATTCATTAATAACACTTAGGAGGTGTATTATGAATTTTTTCTTTACTTTGTTTTCGACTATTGGAGTCTTTTCTTTCGTTGTAATAGGTTTACCTTGGCTTATAATTGGTTCTTGGCAACGTGACGCTAATGAAATCTTTGGGGCATCTATGGCACTAACCTTTGGTGCTTTGTGCTGCATGATATCATTGTTTACTCTTTAATTCGAAACATACCGGGGACATTCCCTCAGGGTCTAGCTAACCCGTCTCCGGTGTCTGTATGGGATGACCTCCATACACTGATGAGATAGGTCACTAACGTAAACTAAAGGAGAAACATTATGTTTAACGTTAAGAACGCAGGTATGGCTTCACGTAAGTCTGAAGTAGTCTTTATTGAAGAACTTAAATCAGTAAAGCATGATCGTGGACATACTATCTTTGCTACATGTTCAGATGGTAGAGTTCGTATGTGTCATCTTTATCGCTATGGTTCTAATAATGAGGAACGTTTAGCTTTTTGTGATGAGCTTCTTCGTGGCATGAAGGGTAAATTTCCTGTTGTCTTTGAAGCATTTGGTGGATTTGATCCTAATCGTTGGTTCGGTTCATTTGAATATCATGAAGAGTCAGACTTAGATAGAGCTTTAAAGCAAGCATTTGATGATCAAGCTACTATGGCTTAAGTGACAGCTATAGGGCATCCTTCGGGGTGTCCTATGTCAGTCATTTAGACTGAAACCAAAGGAGAAACATTATGGAAATTTTAATTCCTATAGCAATCATAGCAATATTCTTTTATGCATCTAAGGACAGCTAATGTTCACTTATAAAGAAATTGTTATAATACTAGCAATGTGTCTATTAGCCTTTATTGTAAGCTAAACAGGAGAGAATCATGGAAAGCTTAACAGCAACAATGGTAATGCTTGTGAAAGAGCAGACAAAAGAGAAGCCTGAAATGTCTAATGACGAGATTCATGCGTATATTGATGAAGTCATACAAGATGGTGTGTCTATGAAAGAGGTGTCTTTAAAAGATTACCAAGCGTATCAGTCAAATCCTTACGGGTTTACTCTGCGTGTGTTAAATAGCCTATAAATAACCCTAAAAGAGCCTCAGAGTGTGCCACAGAGGAGCACTCAGAGTACATTCTGAGGCCATTTAGAGGATCTTGCAAGGCTACCTATGCGAGGCGTGGGTAATCTGGAGGGTCTTTGTAGGGTCTTCCGGGGACAAACAAAATGACAGGAGTAATATCATGAAAGTATACAATGTTTTTAAAATGCATAATGATAATTCTTGCCAGTTAATAGAAACATACGCAAGTAAAAAATCAGCCAACAAATATATAAATTCAATGATGATGCCTGAATGCCCGTTCGGAACTCATTTAAAGAATCCTGTATTATTTATTGTAGAAAGAGAAGTTAAAAAGTAAGGAGAATATTATGCAAGTCATATATCAATTAATCGAAACAGATTACACAGATCATATAGCTAACTGCTATGTAATACATCAGTTTAGCACTCGTAAAGAAGCTGAAAAAGCTTTAAAG